CCCTCAACCATCACATCGCGCCACCTCGGAAAACGGCCGGCAAGAGCTACGGCCGTGGCCGTGACGCTCACCGCTCGGCCGTGACTGTCTGCCGGCTCTGTCTGCCACTTGATCGACACCACATGGCCGCCCGTGGGCTTGTGGGTGGCAACGGTGATTCCGACCGTGCCGCGGTCGATCACGGCCTCCAGGCGGCGGCCGGCGGCACCGCAGACACTCTTGACCAGGGCGCGGATGGAAGCCTCCAGGGCCGACCAGTGATCGGCGTGGACGATGGGGGCGGCCTGCCCACTGATCGACGCGGGCTGAACGTGGCCGGCATGCAGCCGGCGGCCATCGGTGCCGATGACGTTCAGCATCGATCCCTCGGCAATCTCCACCAGCGTACCACCGAGAGCGTAGCGGCTCGTTTCGGTATCGACGGCCGGCACGACACCGTCGATGATCCTCCGCAGATCGCGGCCGGAGATCATCGCCGCGGCGGCGGTCTCTCCACACTCGGGGGCTGGCGTGATCGATCCGGTGATGCCCTCGGCATCATCGGCGGCGGCATCCGCCACGACCGATACCCACACTTCGCCATTCGTGGCATCGGCAAACGTGGTGCCGTGGCGGGTGTCTGTCATGGTGCTGGCCTTCCTGCCCAGGCCGGCGGCGGCAATCTTCGCGAGGGGGTGCATGGTTGTGGTCGTGGTCATGGTCTCGTTTCCTTCTACGGGGTCGTGTCGTTTCCTCGGTCGGGGCCGCGGCAACGTGCCGCGGCCGATTGTTTGCGTCTGTAGCTATTCGTCGCTGTTTTCGTCGGAATCGTCAAGCACAAAGAGGTCGCCGCCCATCTGGAGGTCGAGCCCGGTGCGGATCAGTAGCTCGCCGGTTTTCTCGCAGTAGTCGAACGTGCCGCGGCCATCGAGGATGCACCGCATCTGCTTCAGCAGCGTAGCCGCACTGCCGTCCGACTCGGGGATGATGATCTCGCCGATGCCGGCGAGGCGGAATTGGGCGGGGTAAACATCGTCGAATTCTTGTGTCTGCATGGGATCGTTTCCTCGTTGGGGTTGTGGGTTTCCGGGGTCGGGGTCGTGATTCAAACAATCGGGGGTGGCCGGCAACGTGCCGACCACCCCCGTAGGTCACTGATAATTCGCGAGGCTGTAGCCGTGGCTGTAGGCGTACTCCAGAACCTCGCTCCGCTCGCCTGGGTTGGTGCCGGCGAGAAGCTGCTTCTCGAATGCATTCGCCGCGGCGTGATTGCCCGCCCTGCTTGCCCGGTAGTATCGGGCGCACAGATGGTCATAGCTGTCGAGCGGTCGCGGGTTCATGCCAGACGAGGTGAAATAGTTCGCGTTCATGATCTCGTTTCCTCTCAGGGGCCTATCGTTCCCGCGGTCGGGGTCGCCCGTGCCGCACATGATCCTAGTATCGTCTTGTCGTTGGTCAATCCTACACAATGGATACGCTGGGGGTCAAGAAAAGTTGCGCGCGGGCGAAAATTTTCTACGAACGGGGGGATCGTTTCGCTATACGGGCAGGCGTCCCCTTTGCGCCATCGGCCGCGGCACCCTCCCATGATTCGATCCAGTTGGGGTTTCCAGGGGTGCGGCGATGCGTGGAGAGTGTTTTCACATCGTCCAGCCGCATGACGTTGACACCGAAAAACACCTGCGCGATCCCTAGCTTTCTCGCGAGGGCCAGCGCGGTTTTCTTGTCCATGTCGATCATGCGGCCGGCTTCGACTACGGGCAGCCATTCATCCGTTTCGATTTGCATAGTTTCGGTTTCCACGGTCGGGGGTGGTTTGGGTTTCCACGGTCGGGGATATCCTATCGTTCCCGCGGTCGGGGTGCTGTCGTTTCTATGGTCGGGGGTGTGCTGGTCGGTCTGGTCACCTCCGGCCGCTGGTGGCCGGCGAGATCGAGCGTGTGCGTGTGCTGGTCGGTCTGGTCACCTCCGGCCGCTGGTGGCCGGCGAGGATCGAGCGTGTGCGTGTGCTGGTCGGTCTGATCTCCTCCGGCCGCTGGTGGCCGGCGAGGATCGAGCGTGTGCGTGTGCTGGTCGGTCTGGTCACCTCCGGCCGCTGGTGGCCGGCGAGGATCGAGCGTGTGCGTGTGCTGGTCGGTCTGGTCACCTCCGGCCGCTGGTGGGTTTCCAGCGGCCGGAGTGTAGACCTGTGGCCTATGCCAGAATCGGTAGGCTCGTGTCGATTTTCTGCGCGAACCCGGTGTCGATCCCGGCCGCGCGGTTTTCGTATGTGCGCGCCAACAGCCGAAGCCCGATCACGACTCCGCGAGGATCGTCCGGCCGCCAATCGGATTCCCCCCCGTCGATTACGGCGAAGCCCTTCCACGTTGCCGGCAACGGTTGCCGGTGTGCGGCTTTCCCGCACACCGCGCCGTCGGTTTCAAGGTAAAAAACGACCGACACATTCCCGCCCGCGTTGAGAACACGCATGGCTTCGGCGTCGTTTTGGCCGTCATACGAAAACGTGACCCAGTAGTTAGGCCGTATGAAACCCCACCGCTCCGGGTTTTTCGCATAGTCGTAGAAAGTGATTTCGGGGTGTGCATCGATCACCCCGTAGGCTTCCCATGGGATATCGCTGAACATGTTTAGTCGCACACCAACGGTCTGGCCGGCGGGGTGTTTTGCGCGGAATGCCGATAGTTCGCGGTTGAGTTTTGCAAGAAACCATTCCCGCGCCAGATACCAAAGAACCGTTTTTGCCACCCGCGCTCCGGCAACACTCGGCACAGGCCCCTGCCCTTGATGCGCAAGGCAGGAGGCGATGCACGTTTTCGCAAACGGGCAGACATTACCGAAACCGATCCCGGTATGGGGGTACAGCGACAGGCCCATGGTCGGCACATCGTTTTTCTCGGTTTTCGGGTTTAGGTCACCATCCCCGAGCAAGTGACGCACACCCACGGCATGCGGCAGTCTGCCGCCGGAAACGACGGCATAGCTTCGGGTGTAGATGGTGACGGTGTAGCCGTTTTTGCGGATGATTTGCAGCGGCTTTTTTGCGGTTTTCATCGTTTCTTATCCTTTTCCAGTGTGAAGAAATCGGCGGCCGACAATCGGCCGCACGCACTAACGTTACCCTACACCCTCGCGGGTGGCAATAGGGATACGCTTGGCGTCGGCAAACCTTGCGCGCGGCCGAAAACTTTTTTTGTTGGACACATGGTTTTTGAGAAACGGCCACCCGCGGCTGGCGAGGATCGAGCGTGTGCGTGTGCTGTCGGTCTGGTCACCTCCGGCCGCTGGTGGACGGGGGAGCAACGGCACCACCACCCGATAGGGGGTCCACCGTTGGAGGGGGTCAGTAGGGCAGACCGCATGTCCTCCGCTCCGTGCGCCCCGGTCGGCCTAACCAATTTGCTGGCCGCCGACCACGATCCGACGGTTTGGCAAAAACACTCTGTTCTGGTAGCCTATGACCCGTGCGTGGAGACGCCGGAGAAAACGCCAAGGAAGGCAAAAGTTGTCCCGTATGCGGCGGTTCTGTGCCGCCCTCCCTTGGCGTTAAGCCCAGGACGTATTGCTCTGCGGCCTGCTGCCGAGCTTCGTCGCGGTCGCCGAAGCCCGCGGTCGTGCCGTGCTCTGTCTGCGGCAAAGACGTACCGCAGGACGCAAGTAGTGTCGGCAGACGCCGGGAAGTCTGCTCCGATCAGTGCCGAAAGCTGCGAAAGACAAAGAAGCCGACGCATCACGGGACATGCCTGAGATGCGGCGAGGGCTTCGTTCGGTTTAAGAACTCAAAATACTGTAGCGACGAGTGCCGATACCCCAACCGCCCATGCGTTAAGCCTTGCCAGCAGTGCGGAAAAAGCTTCAAGCAGAGGCACTCTGGGAGCAAGTTTTGCAGCCAGAGCTGTGTCGCGCTGGCGAGGGCACCCGAGACGATCAAAAGAAACAAGAGCCGTGCTGCGCAGCGGCAGTGCCTCTGTTGCCAGAAGCCGTTCCGAAAACGAGGAACCGGGCGAAATGCCGGAAAATACTGCTCCAGGGAATGCGCATTTGAGGCGAGGCGGCTTCGCCTCCCATGCGCGAGACTGACAAGGCGGCGGGGGGCAACGCTTGACGAGCAGATCGCTGTGTGGTTCGGAACCTGGGGCAATGACGCAGCCGACCCGCTGAATGTCGGCGTCAACGCTGGCGGGCACAAGATTCGATGCGTTAAGTACGGGTGCCACTACGAGTCGTTTTCGAAAACGTCGATCCTTCGCCGAGACAACTGGACATGCCAGATATGCCAGTGCGAGTTGCTTCCGCGGTGGACGAAGCTTGAGGGCAGCGAGACGCCGCATCCACGCAGCCCCACGATCGATCACATCGTGCCGCTGTCTTACGGTCCCGACGGCCCAGGCCACAGACCGAGTAACGTCCAGGCCGCCTGCTGGGCGTGCAACATAAAGAAATCCGACTCCTTTGCGGGGCCATTACCTACTGTGCAATACTCTTAATCATGGCACGAGGCCCAGCACCAACGCCGAAGCACCTCCTCAAGCTGCGAGGCTCCGAGGAAGCCAACTACCGCGAGGAGCTTGGCACCCCCCTGCACTCTCTGCCGTCCGCCCCCGACTGGATGCGGCCGGCGGCCAGAGAGATGTTCAACCTCGTCTGCGGCTACACCCAGAGAATGGGCACGCTGGCAGAGAGCGATGTCGAGGTGATCTCGCGGTATGCGATCATCTGGGATCGCTGGCGAGAGGCGGAAATGCAGCTCGCCAAGATGGATTCCGGCTGGGTGGAAGTGACAGCCCCCGACGGCTCCCTCCGGTTCAGCCGGCCGAACAAGTGGCAGTCGCAGAGTAACCACTGCCACGAGCAGTTGCGGCAACTCGAGACCGTTCTTGGCCTGACGCCTGCCGATCGCACCCGCATGGGCTATCACGCCGAGAAGGTCGTGCTAGACCCGATGGACGCTCTTCTAGCCAAGCGTGGTTGACATACGTCAATTCATCGGCTTACTGAAGCACAGTCGCGGCGACTTTGCGGGGAAGCCTTTCGTCCTCGAGCGCTGGCAGGACGAATACCTTGACAAGCTCTTCAACACGAAGAAGGCTGACGGCCTGAGGCAGTATCGAACGAGTTTGCTCGCACTTCCGCGCAAGAATGGCAAATCTGCCCTTTCCGCAGCCGTTGGATTGTTCATGCTCTGCTGCGATGACGAGGGGGCCGAGGTGATCGTCGCGGCCGGCGACCGCTCCCAGGCGGCGCTGCTCCATACCGCGGCGAAGCAGTTCGTCGAAAGCTGCCCGTCGCTGGCGAAGCGGTGCAAGATTTACCGCAACAGCATCGTCTTCCCCGAGAAGAACTCGACGATGATCTGTATATCGTCAGAGGCCGGGACCAAGCACGGTTACAATCCGAGCTGCGTCTTGGTCGACGAATACCACGTCTTCCCCGACCGCGAGCTGGTCGACGTACTCGAGACGGGCACTGGTGCCAGGAGCCAACCGCTCACCATCTACATCACGACGGCCGGCACCGACATGGACGGCCCGTGTTACAAGGACTGGCAGCGGGCGATCAAGATTCGCGACGGCGTCCTGAAGGACGACACGTTCCTGCCCTGCATCTACGCCGCCGATCCCGAGGACGACCCGTTCATCGAGGAGACGTGGAAGAAGGCGAATCCGAACTACGGAATCACGCTAAAACCCGACTATTTCAGGCAATTTGCCGAGAAGGCGAAGCAGTCGCCGACCGACGAAGTGGTTTTCAGAACCCTCCATTTGAACCAGTTCCAAAAATCGGAAACGAAGTGGATCAGGCACGGTGCCTGGGATGCCAACAACGCTCCGCTCAGGCCGACGGCGGGGCGGCCGTGCTGGTGCGGCGTCGACCTCGCCAGCACCTTCGACACGACGGCGTTCGTGGCGGTCTGGCCGGATGTCGACGGCACCTACGACATCCACGCTCACTTCTTCATCCCAGAGGAGAACGCGATCAAGCGTGGTCGCGAGGACAGGGTGCCGTATCAAGCCTGGGCGAAGGACGGTTTTGTTACACTAACAGATGGC